GATGGTGACTACTACATAGCTATTGATTTAGCTGGTTTTGAAGAAGTAAACAAAAAACGGACAAAAAATACTAGGCTTGATGAAACTGCAATCTCTATCGTTAAAGTTAGTCCTAATGGTTGGTACGTTGATAACATTATATATGGGCGGTGGAGCCTTGACGAAACTGCCGCCAAGATATTTCAGGCCGTTAGAGACTACAGACCCATCAGCGTTGGTATTGAAAGAGGCATAGCAAAACAGGCGGTAATGTCTCCGCTTATGGACTTGCAAAAACGTTACGGTCAATTTTTTCGTGTAGAAGAACTAACGCACGGTAACAAGAAAAAGACTGACAGAGTTATGTGGGCGCTTCAGGGGCGCTTTGAAAACAACCAAATAACATTAAACAAGGGTGAGTGGAACAACAGATTCATGGATCAACTTTTCCAGTTTCCAGATCCATTGACTCACGATGACTTAATTGACGCACTAGCGTACATAGACCAGCTGGCGCAAGTCGCTTATAGCTATGAGTTTGAAATTGACAATCACGAAATTTTAGATGTTGTAGCAGGTTACTAATGGTATTTAGAAAATTTAACACATATGGCATTTACGCTATTTCTGCCGTAGTATTTTTTACTATGGGCTACAGTATAGCTTTAATTTAAGGATACGATAATGGCAGACGAAATCTATAGCCCAGACCCTCTAATGATTGAGGAGTCTTTAGAAGAGTGGGTAATGACCAAATGTGAAAATTGGCGTAACCACTATGAGTCTAACTACGAAGCACGGTTTGAAGAATACTATAGATTATGGCGTGGTCAGTGGGATCCTACGGATTCTGAAAGAGCTACTGAACGCTCTAGAATTATTTCTCCTGCTCTTCAACAGGCTGTAGAGTCAAATGTAGCAGAACTAGAAGAAGCTACATTTGGTCGTGGCAAGTGGTTTGATATTGCAGATGATTCTAATGACCCAGAAAAACAAGACATTCAGTATTTACGTAAAAAACTAACCGAAGACTTTGAAGTTTGTAAAGTACGTAAAGCAGTTGCAGAGTGTTTAATTAATGCTGCTGTATTTGGAACAGGTGTTGGAGAAATTGTTTTAGAAGAAATTAAAGAAATGGCTCCAGCAACTCAGCCCGTTATGGGCGGTGACTTAACTGCTGTAGGCGTAAATATTACAGACAGAGTAGTAGTTAAACTCAAGCCTGTAATGCCACAAAACTTTTTGATTGATCCTGTAGCTACTAATGTAGAAGACGCTATGGGTGTCGCTATTGATGAGTTTGTATCTAAACATTCTGTAGAGCTTTTACAAGAACAAGGTATTTATCGCCAAGCTCCTATTGAAATAGCCGCTCCTGATAGTGATATTGAGCCTGACCAAGACCTTACAATATACAATGACGAAAAAGTACGTCTTACTAAATATTATGGTCTTGTGCCTCGTGAGTTGTTAGAAGCTGAAGGTGTAGACACAGAAGAAGAGTCTATGTACGTAGAGGCTGTAGTAGTTATTGCTAACAACGGCACACTACTAAAAGCTGAAGCTAATCCTTACATGATGAAAGATCGTCCTGTAGTAGCTTTTCCGTGGGACGTAGTTCCGGGCCGTTTCTGGGGCCGTGGTGTATGTGAAAAAGGATACAACAGCCAGAAAGCTCTTGACACAGAACTACGCGCCCGTATTGATGCTCTGTCTCTTACTATTCACCCAATGATGGCTGTTGATGCTACTAGGTTGCCACGCGGTGCTAAACCAGAAGTACGTCCCGGCAAGATGATTTTAACTAACGGAGATCCTCGTGAAGTACTTCAACCGTTCAACTTTGGGCAAGTTGGTCAGATTACTTTTGCGCAAGCTGCGTCGTTACAGCAGATGGTACACAGGAGCCGTTGACTCCGCAGGTATTGCTGGTCAGGTTAACGGAGAAGCAACAGCAGCAGGTATAAGTATGTCTTTGGGCGCTATCATTAAGCGCCATAAGCGTACCTTAATTAACTTTCAGCAGTCGTTTCTACTACCGTTTGTAACTAAAGCGGCACATCGGTATATGCAGTTTGATCCAGAAAGTTATCCCGTAGCTGATTACAAGTTTAACGCTACGTCTACTTTGGGTATTATTGCTCGTGAGTACGAAGTGACTCAGTTGGTTCAGCTTTTACAAACAATGCAACAAGATAGTCCAATCTATCCTGTACTGATTCAAAGTATTATTGACAACATGAACTTGTCTAATCGTGACGAGCTAATTGCAATGATGCAACAAGCTTCTCAGCCTGATCCACAAGCTCAACAAATGGCTATGGCAGCGCAACAAGCTCAAATGGAATTCCAGCAGAGTCAAACTGCCGCGCTTAATGCACAAGCTGCGGAGTCTCAAGCTAGAGCGCAGAAATATGCTATTGATACGCAGTTGGCTCCAGAAGAATTACAAATTGACAAAATTAATGCAATTACACGTAATCTTCAAGCAGGCGACGAAGATGATAAAGAATTTGAGCGTAGACTTAAAGTAGCAAACGCCCTTTTAAAAGAACGTGAAATAGAAGGAAAACGTCCTAATGCTAGTAACACAAGACAATCTAGAGAGTCTAGTAGACCAGATCAATCAAGTGCTGAAAGCGCAGTCCGACAAATTGGACTTGTTGGAGAACAAGGTCAAAGACTTGGAGGAGAAAGTTAATGCCCAAGGAAAAGGACCCAAGACTAGCACGAGCAGGAGTAAGCGGGTACAACAAGCCGAAGAGGACTCCTAATCATCCAACGAAGTCTCACGTAGTTGTAGCTAAGTGTGAAGATGGGTCAGTAAAAACTATACGCTTTGGTCAACAGGGAGTTAGCGGAGCAGGTAAAAACCCTAAGTCTGAAAAAGAAAAAGCTAGACGCAAGTCGTTCAAGGCTAGACACGCCAAGAACATTGCTAAAGGCAAGTGTTCAGCAGCTTATTGGGCAAACAAGGTAAAATGGTAGATATTTACTGTGTTGTTTGGAAAGATGCTCAAGGAGGAGCAAATGTAGGCTGGAGAGGCTTAGACGAACTAAAGTCTCTTGAACCTGCAACTGCAATTTCTGTCGGCACTCTTTTGCACAACGATGAGAACAAGCTAATTATTTGTCCTCATGTTTTGGTAGAAGATGGTGAAATAACAGAGGGAGACGCAGAACTAGTTATACCTACGGCATGGGTAAACTCTATAACTAAGGTATATACGGTAGGTTAGTATGGCTAAGAACATGAAGCACTACAAGCGTGATGGAACTCTCTGGACAGGGAATACTCACAAGATGCCTGATGGTTCACTACACTCAGGCAAAACCCACGGCAAGACTTCTGTGAAATTGTACCACTACAAAGACTTGTCAAAGAAAGCAAAGGAGAAAGCTAATGCCCGGTAAAAAGCGAAAAGTAAAGAAGCCAAAGGGATATTAAAATGCCTACTAAAAAAGGGCTATATGCCAACATCCACGCTAAACGTAGGCGTATTGCGGCTGGATCAGGGGAGAAGATGCGTAAACCCGGATCAGCAGGCGCTCCTACAGCTAAGGCCTTTAAGAAAGCCAAGAAGACAGCTAAAAAATAACATAAAAAAGTACTTGACTTTTGATCTAAAGTATGATATAATATATAGTGTACTTAGGTACATCTTATTAATCAGAGACAACCGAAGAGGCCTCAAGTGGATCAAGAAACTCAAGAGTACTACGACAATTACTTTAGTCTTTTTATGACATACGGTTGGAAACAACTGCTACAAGAGTTTGGTAATAATGCTGTAAGTATTAATAGCGTAGAAGCGACTAAAGATTCTAACGATATGTTCTTTCGTAAGGGACAACTAAACGTATTAGCCCACTTACTGAATATGGAAACTATCGTAAAAACTAACTACGAGGAAGCGTCAAAGCCTCCAGAAGAAGATGATTAAAGTATTTGACTTTCGTTGTACTAATGGACATATTTTTGAAGAATTTGTAGACGGAAATACTACAACCAGTAGGTGCGGTTGTGGTGCTAACGCTACAAAAATCGTTTCAGCTACTCAACACATACTTGAAGGTGCATCCGGTGACTTTCCGGGCAGGCATATGAAATGGGTACGTGAACACGAACAAGCTGGGCGAGCAGGTAGGGACTCCTAAAAGGGCAACTCCCATTTTATTCTCCATAACCTATTTAGGCGGGGTAAGTTTACAATGTCACGAGCGACACTAATTGATGAGCGTCAGGAAGAAGAAACAGAAACAACAGATCAACTCGACACCCAAGATACAGTAGAGAATCCTCAAGAAGAGGAACAACCTCAAGAAACTGAGTCTTCTATTCCAGAAAAGTACCAAGGTAAATCTGTTGAAGACCTTGTGCAAATGCACCAAGAGCTTGAAAAGTTTACAGGAAAGCAAAGTACGGAAGTTGGCGAGTTACGAAAACTTGTTGATGAACATATCCAGACACAACTCTCAGAACAACAAGCACCTCAACAACAGCAACAAGACGATGAAGATGATGTTGATTTTTTTGTCGATCCTAAAACCGCTGTTAGCAGAGCTATAGACAACCACCCTAAGATTAAAGAAGCGCAAGCGTACACTGAGCAGTATCGAAAGCAAGCTACGTTAGCACAACTTCAACAAGAGCATCCTGATATGGAAACTGTTTTACAGGATCCTAAATTTGCTACTTGGATTAAAGGGTCAAAAGTCCGAACACAATTATTTGTACAAGCTGACCAACAGTACGATTTTGACGCAGCTAATGAACTGTTTAGTCTTTGGAAAGAAAAAAACCAAGCAGTTCAACAAACAGCGCAAGCTGAAAAGCAAGCTCGTAAAAGTGCAGTAAAGACAGCTAATACAGGTAATGCTCGCGGAACAGCAGAAGGATCTCGCAAAAAAGTTTATCGTCGTGCTGACATTATTAAACTTATGCAAACAGACCCCGACCGCTACATGGCATTACAGCCTGAAATTATGGCAGCTTATGAAGAGGGACGGGTCAAATAATTTAATGGAGAATTATAATGGCTATTAATCCCGGTGAAGTTTATCCTACAGCTGGTAGTATTGTAGGCAAAACAGAAGCTGCAACTTTTATCCCCGAAATCTGGTCGGATGAAATTATTGCTGCTTATCAAAAGAACTTGAAGATGTCTCCCCTTGTCAAGAAAATGTCTATGACAGGCAAGAAGGGTGATCTAATTCACGTACCTAAGCCTGTTCGTGGTTCAGCGGCAGCAAAAGGCCCAAACGCTAAAGTTACTATTCAGGCAACTACTGAAGGTGAAATGACGATTTCTATTGACCGTCATTTTGAGTACTCGCGTTTTATTGAAGATATTGTCGAAGTACAAGCTTTGTCTTCTTTGCGTCAATTCTACACTGAAGACGCTGGTTATGCACTGGCTCTGAAAGTAGATACTGACCTAATGAACGCTGCTACTGGTTTTGGTGATGGCACGTTGGACCTCGCTGCTCCTTCTGGTGCAGATTGGGTTAACAGCAACAGCTACTACTTTGACGCTGCTAATGGTCTTGCTACCTTTGCTGCTTCTACCGTAGCTAGTGGTGATAACTTTACGGATCTTGGCTTCCGTGACGCTATCAAGCTTCTTGACGATGCTGACGTTCCTATGGAAGATCGTTGCTTGGTTATCCCGCCTGCTGCTCGTAAGAGTGTAATGGGTATTGAGCGTTACGTTTCTAGCGACTTCCGTGATGACCGAACTGTTAAGTCTGGTCTTATTGGTAACGTTTATGGTATTGACATTTACGTTTCTAGTAACTGTCCTACTCTTGAAACTAACGTTCGTGGTTGTATCTTTATGCACAAAGATGCGATTGTTCACGCTGAACAGCTGGGTGTTCGTTCTCAGACTCAGTACAAGCAAGAGTATCTGTCTACTCTGTACACTGCTGACACTCTCTACGGTGTTCAAGTGTATCGTCCTGAAGGCGGCCTCGTTCTCGCTGTATACGACGAGTAATAGCTTTACTACGGGGGTCGCAATGGCCCCCTTTTCTTTTCTTTTGTTTTTTCAGGAGTAGTCTATGCCTATTTATCGTGGCGAAGGTGGGAGCGGAGAATCTAGTACAAACGCTCTAGCCAATCAAGTAGCACAAGACGCGGCTGACGCTCTTGCAGCGGCAAATAGAGCTGCTAATGATGCTTCTGCGGCTGCTGAAAGTGCAACTAACGCCTCTAATAGTGAGACTGCTGCTGAAACCGCAGAAACAAATGCAGAAACTTCAGAAACCAACGCTGCTTCCAGTGCTACTGCTGCAGCTACAAGCGAAACTAACGCATCTACTTCAGAGACTAATGCTGCTACATCAGAAACCAATGCTGCTACCTCTGCATCTAACGCATCTACATCAGAAACTAATGCAAGCGCCAGCGCAACAGCGGCAGCTACGTCTGAAACTAATGCTGCTACATCAGAAACCAACGCGGCTACCTCAGAAACCAATGCAGCTACTTCAGCAACTAATGCAGCTAGTAGCGAAACCAATGCAGCTACTTCAGAAACTAATGCAGCTAGTAGTGCAACAGCCGCTGCAACATCTTACGACAACTTTGATGACCGATACCTTGGCGAAAAAACCAGCGATCCATCTGTAGACAACGATGGCGATGCGCTAATTACTGGTGCTTTGTACTTTAATAGCACAGCTAGTCAAATGCGCGTATGGGACGGGTCAGCATGGGAAGCTGCTTACCTGCCTGCATCTAATTATTTACTGCTTTCTGGCGGCACGATGACAGGGACGCTTACGTTAAACGCAGACCCTGCTAGTAATCTTCAAGCAGCTACTAAACAATACGTAGACGATGTTGCCGCAGAAGGTATTCAGTATCACACACCTGTGCGAGTAGAAGTAGAAGGTAATCTTACCGTTACTTATAACAACGGCACAGCTGGCGTAGGCGCTACGTTGACTAACGCTAATACTCAAGCCGCTCTTGTTATTGATGACATTACTATGGTTGTTAATGACAGAGTACTTATCTACGAGCAAACAGACGCTACACAGAACGGTATTTACACTGTTACAGATATTGGGTCAGCCTCAACAAACTGGGTTTTGACCCGTGCTACAGACGCAGATAGCTATGCGCCTTCTGATCCTGATGCTTTGGCACAGGGTTCTGGATTCTTTGTACAAGAAGGTACACTAGGTGCTGGTGAAAAATATGTCTGTAACACTGTAGGTACAATTACTTTTGGAACTACTAACATTTCGTTTGTACAGGTAGCGACTGCTCAGATTTACACGGGTGGTGCTGGCATTAATGTAAACGGCAGTGTTATCACTAACACAGGTCTGCTTACTACAGGAAGCACTGCTACAGACTTAGCAATTACATCTGCTGATATTAACGGCGGTAACATTGATGGCACTATTATCGGAGCCACGACACCCGCTGCTGCTACGTTTGCCTCGTTTACTTCTAATGGCATTACCGACACCGCTACTGGAGAAATACTGAGAGTCAATAACTCTGGAGCAACTGTTGAGGTTACTACTGCCAGTACTGTCGATGTTATTCAATTATTTAATATGCACGGTTCTGGTGGGTTAGCAATGCAGTATTATCTGCCAAGTTCAACTGGCGACGCCGGTTTTCTTGATTTTTCTCCCTCTGCAGGGTTTACCGATTTTGTTCTTGGCACTGGATCTGTCTCAAGTCAACTAACCGGAATAAATCAAAAAACTAACGGTACTATCACGTTTCAGACGCTTGGCAGTGATCGTTTGACCATCAACTCCAGCGGCAACGTGGGGATTGGCGTCACTTCCATAAGCCATAAGCTACAACTTCCGCAGGTTTCTGGGACATCTTTGTCCTTTAGTAATGACGCTGCGTTTACGCTAGATGGGGAATCGTGTGCTTACTATGGATTAACGTATCAAACGCCTACCGGCAAGTTTAATATGGTGCTGTCTGCTTATACTGACTTGGTGTTCGCCACCAATGCTACCGAGCGTATGCGTATTAACAGCTCTGGAACAGTCGATTTTACTGGCGATGTATTTACTATTGGAGACTTTGTAGCAGGTAAAGACTCTGGCTCTATTGCGTTAACTATCAACGATGGTCACGGCAACAGCAACATTGCGTTTAATCACCAGAATGGAGTGCCAGATCAAGACGGCAATGCCATTCGTCTTGAAGTAAATACTGACTCAACGTCAAACGCATATTTAAACTTTTACGGTAAAAGTAATGTTACGCAAGGAGCTTCAACTAGTCTAGATCCTATGGCAAGAATGTACGCTGATTCTGGTGACTTTCACGCAGAAGGAAACGTGGTTGCGTACTCTGCTTCTATTTCTGATGAGCGACTCAAAGAAAACGTAGAGCAAGTTACAGGCGCTCTGGACATACTAGATCAAATCAGAGGCGTGACGTTTGACCGAAAAGATACAGGCAAAAAGTCTGCTGGCGTAATTGCACAAGAGCTAGAGCAAGTCATGCCTTACGCAATCTACGAGTCTGTGTTGCCTCTCAAGACAGGCAGTGAAGACGATGTTTACAAACTTGTGGAGTATGACGCTCTACACGCTGTGTTAATCGAAGCAATTAAAGAACTACGAGCAGAAGTGGAGGAGCTACGTGCCTCTTCAAACTAGTGGGCAAATTAGCCTTAATGATATTCACGTTGAAGCAGGGGGAACTACTGGCACTGAAGCCACTATGAACGACTCTGATATACGGGGTCTTACTCCTGAAAGCGGTAGAACAATTAACACGACTTCCGGTGGTGAAACAGACATGGCTGATTTTTACGGAGCCAGCAACATTGTCATTACTGGTGGAACCGTAACAACTTCAGGTGGTTACAAAGTACATACGT